AATATTTTTTTGTCTTATCTGATTTTGTAAATCCTTTTTAGAAACATAAACTAAATTTGTATCTATTTTAAAATTTAATGCTTCTTTATTTGTAAGAGCGATACTCATAGAAAGGGCTATTTCTGTCTGCATACCATCTGTAGAACATACTTTTATAACATCTGCCATATTTGCAACAGCAATCAATCTGTTTTGTGTATCAAATATTCCCATCTCTCTCATTGTAAAACCACCTGCATCAGATGGAACTAATGTATCTACTCTTATTACATTAGGAGATTGTGGCGACTCTTCATAATTTATAATATCTCCACGCCATACCTCATTTTTTAACGCTGTCATGTCTGTAGTAGGTATATAAGGCAATCCTCCACCATCTCCTACAGCATAGTAAACGGCATCTACTTTTACACCATCGTGTATTGCTTTTGTCATAGCAGCTGTACCAATATCTGTTACAACAGAAAAATATTTTCTTTCTGACATAGTATTTCGTCACTCCCTTACTTCTAAATAAATACCCACATGAACCCTACTACCAACCGCAATATTTGCTTCTGTTTTCCATTCACTTAATGTATAGGGTAAAACATGAATATAAATTGCTGACTGCACAAAAGAACCTACTGCAACAGTATTTTGTACATCTGGCAAAATATATTTGAAATCCCAGCCTATATGAGCTGGTTTTACTTCCTCAATCGTATGAACTACATCATATAAATTGACAGCTTGTAGTATTTCCCCCTGTATAGTAATCATCAATCTTTTTTGAAATGCTACAATAACATTTCCTGTAATATAACATTGTAATGTTCGTTGTATCAAAAGTAATGTTAATTTTCCTGCACCTCTCCATTTTGCTTGTATTACTGCTTGTCTTTGTTCTACTGGTTTTGATTTTCCTTTTCTATTTAATTCTTTTTCAAAAATATCTAATCCCCATGTTGCACTATCTAAATATTGCTGTTTGGCTATTTCTTTTATATTTTGTTCTGCCTTGTCTAACTGTATTGAAATTGTTTTTGTTAATTCCAGCGTAAATTTATCTTTTCTATAAATTTTATGTAGTAATTTCAGTAGTGTACTCTGTACTATCATTCAACAGCACCAACTCTCCCAATAGCATAACTTCTTCTTTTTGACAAGTGATATTTTGTGTCAATCCATTTAATGTCAAATTCTCATAATCAAGCACATTCTCTACAGACAATATATTTGCTCCTATTTGTGCAAAACTTGCATAATATTGTTCAAATGCAATCTGCTTTAAATAATTTGTAATTTTTGTTTTCATTTCTTTTTTTACAACTTCCAAATTGGCATATTTAGAAGTATGAAGCATAACAGAAACATTGATTATTTTAGGTTTTGCACTTTCTACAGTGCAATATGCTCCTATAGGTGCCTGTCCTTCTCCTGTACCTGTACGATTAGGGTCTATATAATTTTGTACTTTTTCTACTAATTCTGTACTTGCTGGTTGTCTTTCTAAATCAATAATGACAACTTTAACGGTATTATCCCCTGCCCACAATGGAAAAACATAAGCTGCTCCTACTCCTTCCACTTCCTTTGCCCATCTCTTATAGTGATAAATATTTCCTGATGTAGCTGGTTCTCTCAATTTTTCATAATAACGCAAAAGTAAATCTTTATCACTTTCTGCTTCATAACCGCCTTCTGTAGAAGCTTCATTGACACAACTTGTAATGCCTTGTATAGTAATAGGCATTTTTGTAATACTGCCCACAGGTACATTACTACCTGCACCTGCTAAAACAGCTTTCACTAAAATATCAGCTTGCTCTACTACATTTACTGTTTGTACTGCTTCAAATCGAACAAGTCCTTCTGTTTCAAATAAATCTCCTTTTGTTACAATGCCATTTCCTTTTACTTTTACAACACCTTCTGCAAATGTAGCTTGTCGTCTTGTAATACCTGTTCTTTGAAATATAAAACGCTCTCTTTCTTGTCCATATGTATTTTCTACATCTAACTTTTCTGAAACAATTTGCAGTTTTTCTAGTAAATTCTTAATGCCAATCGCAACTGCCTTTAGAATATCCCATAAAAAATACCCTTTTGTTTTTTCATAACTATTGTCTATTTCTGAAAGTAATTCTTTTTGTAAAACATCTGCTGACTTTCTATAATCCATACAACTGCACTTCCTTTTTTATTTTTTCTCCTGTTATTAGTATTGCTGTAAATAATATATGCAGTCCTCTTTTTTCTCGTATTGCTTGATACTCTGTTACTTCTTTAATGTATCTATGTTGTAGCATTTGTTCCGTAATTTTTCTTTTTAATTCTGATACCACATAACCTATAGGAATATTTTTTTCTCCAATATATTGATATATAGATATTCCAAAGTCATCTGTTTCATCAATGGTATAAATATCATATTGATATAGTTCTGTACGCAATACTTTTTCAATCCATTGCTCCATTGTTTCAACAAAAGAACATAGTACAGTTTTTCCGTCTATTATTTTGTGTTGTCCTGTTTTATAATCAAAAAAACAGCTTTTTCCTAAAGGCTTAACGTTGTTTTGCTGTTGCGACAATTTTCTATTTAATTGTTCTAAATCTGCATAAACAGTAGGAAACATTATTCATCACCTATTTTTTTAACCTTTCCTATTACAAAATATGTTTGATTATCTGGAGAAACCACAAGTAATACTTCATCACCTGCTTTTAATGTATCCTCAAAACAAATTTCTGCACTCGGTATCCCTATTGTTTTGATTGCAACATCTGTTATAACAGTATGACTATGTGGAATTGCACTTTCTCCCCCATCATTTACAATATTTGTTGTTCCTTTTCCTTTTGCTGTACCTGTTGCTATTTGTTCTGGTATTGTAGCAATTTTAGTATAGCCTTCTACTATATTTTGCAATATATAACAATTCGTAATAAAAACACTTCCATTTAGTATACTGATTTTTAATGCTGGTGGAGGTGTGATTACTATTCCTAATATCGCTCCTAACATTTGTGGATTTTCTCTTTGTTTTAATTCTTTTGCTAATGTTGTCGCCCAGTCCATTATTATCAAATCCCCTCTAATTCTAATGTCATAGTATGTATTCCTTTTGAAAAAGTATGGTTACAGCTTGTAATGAGAAAGTCACCTAAAATTTCTGTTTTTTCATCATTTATTGTAAGTATTCTTCCTGCTCTGGTACTGTCATCTCCTAACAAATCTACACTTATTGTTTCATCTATTTTGTTGTATTGTTTTAATTTGTTTTGTGCAATATTTTGTGCTTTGTTAAATTCTTTTTCATCAATAGTTTCTATTTCCTGAAGCAAACCGTATTTCTGTATATTCTGCTCATCTTTTGCTTCACCTAATATACGAACGCTCTTCTCACTTCCTGACACAATTTTGACAGCATTTTTCATTTCTTCTATACTGCATACTCTGTTGAAATTTCCTATTTCATTTGTAACAGAAAATGCTGCTATATTAACTGCTGGCTTAAACATAGGCTTTATTACAATACTTCCTTTTTCAAATATATAAAAGCTATCTCCTCTCATTTCTTTAATATAACTTTTTGCTGTTTCTGCTGTTTCTTGTTCTAATATATCCTCTATAATATCAGCTACCGTTTTATCATAATAAATATGTTTTATATTACTTCTCATAGAAGCAATTTCTCCTACTTTAATATTTAATTCATCACATAATTGCTGTATTGCCCTACTTGCATTGATGCCATTAAACTGTTTTATTACTTTGCTTTTATTGAGATACCAACAAAAATCATACGCTTTAAAATTTTGTTCTGTTGTTTCTGATATTGTTTTACTTACAATAATTCCTCTAAATATTTCATATTCTTTTCTAAAAAGTACCATATCACCTACTTCTATTACAAATTTTGTAAAATATTTTTCGTCAGATGCTGCTACAGAAAAATCAAATTCCATACCTAAACTTTCTATACTATCCTTCCAACTAATATTACCTGCAATATCCGAAACATCATAACATTGATTTTGTTTTACAATGATTACTTGATACGCCATATTTTATACTTCCTTTACTTTTATAAAACGATATTCTTTAAGTTCTACAGTATAATTGATATCCTTTCTTCTATTAATTTGTGCTGTAAATCTTTCTATTGTATATGCCATATTAGATAGTTCTTGCATATCATCTAAAAATATCATTCTAATAGGCACTCTTAAATCTGCATATTTCTGAAAAAAAGCAACATATTTCCAACCATCTTTTTCACTTCCTGCCCTCTGAAATTTATAGTTTTTGTTTACAGGAAAAAAGGACTGTAATGTTACAGTCCTTAATCCTTTTGTTCCTATTAAATTGATGTCATTGTTTATGCTTTCAAATGTAGTATTATTCCATATTTCCACTAATTCTGGCATATTTTCTGGTAATACTGGTAATATAAGCACCGTTTCTCCATTGTTTGCTGATACTACTATATCCATCTGCTTCATCTCCATTAAAAAAAGCACATACATTTTATTGTAAGTGCCTTTTTACTTTTATTTATTTGTTATTGGTACAAATTCCAATTTAATTGCCATACCAAGTCCATTCGCTAATTTTTTAAGTGTTTGTAAAGAAGGATTTGCATTACCATTTTCTAATTTGCTAATATCTTTTTGTGTGATACCAGTCATTTCTGCTAATTCTTTTTGTGTTATATTTTTTTCTTCTCTTGCTGTAATGATTGCTTTTATAATCTGATATTCTAGTTCAGTTTTATCCCATTCTTGCTTAAATTCTTCATTTTCCATTTGTTCTTTTAAACTCTCTCTAAAATTTTTACTCATTTTTCACCTCAGTATATCACTATATAACATTTTATATATATTATTATATATCATAAAATATATATTTTCAATTTACATTATATATTTCCTTGTGCTGCTAATACTTTTTGTACAATAATGCTTCCTAGTTGATTTGCATATTGTTCATTGCCTATCACATTGCCTTGTACTGTAATATATACATTTACAGCATTTCCTGATTTTAATAGCTGTTTTGTTTTATCAGCTGGTGTTACTTTACTTCCTGATGGCATATTCACAATTTCTGCACCATATTCTCCTACTAACGCTGTACCACCTTTAAAATATTGTGTTCCTGTAGCAAATTGTGGTATGTTTATTTTTTGTGCCAATCCACCTATCAAAGGGACATTTGACATCTTTTGTGCAACATTATTAATTTGACTTGTAATGCCGTTAATACGCCCTTTTATCACTTCTATCACACCTAAAAATATACTTTTGATACTTTGCCATATACCACTAAATATTTCTTTCACGCCTTGCCACGCTTTTGACCAATCACCTGCAAAAACACCATTTAAAAATGTCAATATACCATTAAATGCTGTCAATAGACCTTCAATCAATGCTTGTATATGAGGCAATATTGCACCTATTACAGTAAAAAAGTTTTGAAATGCAATACCAATTCCTGAAACAAATACATCTGTAATCCATAATACAAAAGGTTGTATTGTCTGCCACAATTCTATAAAGCTTTGCCTTATTTGCGATAATATAGGTACTATCTTTTCACAAAACCAACTATACAGTTGACGTAATGCCCCTACTACAGAACTACTTATTATAGCTACAAATTCCTTTAGTCTTGACCATACTTTTTGCACTATTGTACGAAATGTTTCACTTTTTTGATAAAGCAACACAATAGCACCTACAAGCACACCAATAGCAGCTGCAACTAATATAAAAGGATTTGCTAACAATGATTTTTTAAGTGTATTCATAACTAGCTTTGTAATATTTCCTTCTTTATTTATTGCTTTTAATGCTTTACCTGCAACTGTTGTCGTTTTTAATGCTATAAAAGCAGCTGCCAGACCTACAACTACTGCTTTTACTTCTTGTAAATGATTTTTTAAAAATGAAAATACACTACTTAAAATATGAAATACATTTTTAATGTGATTAACTATAGCATCAATATTAATACTATTCGAAAATGTTTTTACTGCTTGTGGTAATTTTACATTTAACCAATTTGCTAACTGATTAAGATATGGTAATATCCTTTCTCCTATATCTATAAAAGCTACAGACAACTGTCGTCCAATTCCCGTAACTGCCTTTGAAAAACTACTATACTTTATTTTATTTATTTCCAGCATTGTCTGTTTATTTTTGTCAAAAGCACCGCCCATTTTATCCATATTTAGTACAACATCTTTTCCTAAATCTTCCCACATTGTACCAAATAATGCTACACCTGCAGCATCTTGTGCTACAGCATCGTCCATTTGTTTTAGTCCTTGTATTGTTTCAAAAAAAGCATTTCTTGCTGTTTCACCTCCTACAGTAAATTTTTGTGCCATTTCATTGGCATTTTTTCCTATTGCTGTAAATCCTTCTTGTGTTGTTTTACTACCATCTATGGAGCGAATACTAAATTCTTTTAGTGCATCACCTATTTTGTCTACATTCCAAGCACCATTTTCTGCACCACTTGCAAATATACCAAACATATCTTCTGCAGAAAGACCTAATTTTTTTACTTGGGAAGAATATTCATTGATACTGTCAACCAATTCTCCTGAAAAATCTAAATTTTGTTGTGCTCCTTGTCCTATCAAATTAAATGCTTCTTTTGATGAAATGCCAAAATTTTTCATTAAAGCATCTACAGACCTCATACTTTCTGTTACATCAATACCAAAAGTATCCCTTAATGCTAAAGCACTTTTTGTTGCTTCTTCAATAGATTTTCCCGTACTATCTAAATATTTTTGTACAGTTGCAACACTACTTCCAACATCTTCCCAGCTTTCACCATAATTACTGCCATAAACATCTTTTATAACGTTTTTTAATTGTTTCATATCTTTTAAAGATGTTCCTGTAGAAGCTGCTGTTTGCCTTATTGCAGTATCATAATCAGCAAAACTTTTTATACCTGCACCAATACTTACTGCACCAAATGCTGTAGCTGCCTTTGCTGTTTTAAATAACCCCTTTTCTATTTTTTCTGTAAATTTATTTGCTTGATTAAGTTGTGTTGAAAACTTTTTTGTATTTTTGCTTACATTCTGTAATGTGCTACTAAATTTATCTTTTAAATTTAATATAATCCCTATTGTTCTTCCCATAAAATTCACCTGCCAAAAAGAGCATTATATTTTTCTGCTTCTTCTTTATAATATTGTTCTCTTGCACAATGCAGAAACAGTCTTTCTAAATAGGACAAATTTGCTAACTCTGAGAGGCTATAACCTCTTATTGCATAAAATGCGTACATAGCAAAATCTGCATTGTGTTTTATGAGTTTTTTATTTCTTCTGCTGTTTCTTCTGCAAAACTTTCTATGCCATTTAATTTCATAGCTTCTTTTGCAATGAAGTCTGTTTCCTGCAAATCAAACAGTTTTTCTACTACATCAAAAGGTTCTACAACGCCTAACTCCTGATGCAGCTTTGTATCTTGCAGTATGGGACAACAATAATATATCAATTTTCTTTCTGCAGCAATATTTTCTGAAAGACTATTGCCTTTTTGTCCTTCTTCTATAATATCTAATAATTTATTTTCTGATATCTTTTTTAATAACAATGTACCGCTCATAGAAGGTATTTCTATTTCTGCTACCTTCATTTTGTCATGCTCTCTTTGTATACTCCTTTGTACTAATTGTTCAAATGTAATTTTTTGTAGTGCCTCTTTACCCATTTTTATTCTCCTTTTTATTTATATTTTTGTATAAAAAAAGCACTCGTTTTCTATCTCAACAAGTGCTTTACTTTTTATATATTTCTGTTATAATAAAAATGTAACTATAGTAAATACTATGGCTACATAGGGTAACCGTTGCCCTCTGCGAAAGGGCAGACAGGCGGTCAACCTCTTTTGATTAGTGGAAAAAGCCACCTCTAGGAGATTGCTAAATGTGGGTGGCTTTTTTAATTACTTTCTTTTATTGTCCATATAAGAAAGTAGGGCAATTATGAGTAAGAAACAAATAAATTGCTTCAAATGTTGTCATACGCACCACCTCCTTTCCTACTCAAAAGGAGGTTAGCCAGTCCTATTACGGTCACCTTGTCGTTATTTTAGCACATACTTTTTTCTTTTTTAACAAATTATGACAATTACTATGCTGTTTCTAACACGTCATAATCATCAAATGTAAAAGGCACTTCTTCCATCAATGTCCCTTTCGCTTCAAAATTCACTAAATTGATTTCAGATAACACTACCCCTTTTAATGCAATACGTTCTGTTTTTTTAGTATTTTTATTTGTAAGTTTTGATATAATTGTGATTTCTGGTTCTACACCAGTTTTTGCCATATCTGAAACAATTTTCAACACACTACTATCAATTTTATACATACTAAGTGTTCCTTCACCATTCCAGCCTGTAAACAAATGATGTGTTGCATAATCTCCTATTACGGTAACATCTTCTAAATCATATGTAATTTTTGCTTCTATTTTTTGAATATTTGCTAAAAGCTGTCCATTTAACCACACATTACCATTTGTACCTATAAATATACTTTTTTTAGGTAAAGCCATAATAATTCCCCCTTTCTAAAACAATGTTACTGTAAATTTTAAATTTTCCATACTACCTAATATTTTAATGTCACCTGCTAAAAATACAGTTCTTTTAAAAGCATTATTTTTGACTGTTTGTGTTTCCCAGTTTTCTGCTTCTGTTTTTCCTACTCCTAGCCACGCTAATCTTTGTGCTTCTACATCAACATCTGCTCTATTGCTATAATTGTTATCTAACACATAATCATTTGCCAATTCCTGAAAATAGGTATTTATGGCACTGATAAAAAGTATTTGATTGTCATAGTTATTTCTATAGTTGCCAAGATATTCTTCTTTAAATACTCTACTAATATCATCATTGATAAT